AGCTTAATACCACCGCGCCATAGGTGGAAAGAATTGGCCATATACATAAGGTTGGAAGGCACGACGGCTTTGGTAATGTCAACCGTGGAAAGGACGGGGGAACCCTTAGGGTGAGTGGTGGGGGCATAATACCAAGAAAATGGGCACTGCTGAGCGCAATACAACATCTGTCCCCTGGTAGCATTGGTACTCAAAGTGAACATACCAATAAGCGAAGGCCGAACCTTAATAAAATCAAACGACATCTCGTCAAGGTCAGAGCCTGCAAAACCAGGCAAGGGCACCACTTCATTTTCAGCAGAAGCGCCCAAGTTGTAAGAGTGGTCAGGACCATCGTAATTCATCAGGTAATTAATATTGCTAACGTGCATCCTCTTGGAACCACTCACATCTAAGGGTTTACTCCACCCCATGGCATAGGCTGCATTAGATAAAATCTTAGCAGCCCAAGAAGCCACCCGTCCATAGGACGAAATCAGAGGGACAGGAATACCTTGGTAGACAACCTTGGCAACCTTGGAGAAAGCCATGAGAGCAGGACTTATAGAGCGAGTCTCGCGTGAATGAGTCGTAAGACCGCTCTGAAGAGCGACCTTTGTGTATTCAGATGGCGGTATGGTAGCGCCTACAGGTCGAACGTCCACAATGGACAAGAAGATACGCCAAGAAACGCCCACAGTGTCGTTGGGAGGTAAATTAGGCGTAATCAAATTATTCAAACCCATAGACCAAAAAGCGTTTGTCGAATCAAAATCAAAAACATCCGCTGAACTCACATATTTAGCGACATAAGAGCCAGTAGTAGCACAAGAAGTGCAAACCATAGCCCCAGGAAGATGGTAGGCCAAAGCAGGGTTGGTGAGGCGCATCCAGTCAGCAGCGGGATTCCCAGCAATACCAGGCTGGAGAGACAATTTCATGATAGCGTTCTGGAAAGGGGTAGCAACGACATCCAGAGTAAATTCAAGGTCTAAAGTAAGACCATAGGCACCAGAAAATCTGGTTGAAAGAGCAAACGCCCTGTTAAGCATAGCATAGTCAACAAAAAGCATACCATTGGTTCCACCCGCAAAGGGAATGTTACCAACAGTACTGCCTCCAGTACCGTGCGCAATCTGAACAGGCCGTCTGAGAATATCGTCTACATTATAAGGGGTTATAGCCTGAACGACGGGCGAAGAGTACTGAGACTCAACAGCCGTAGTATGCTCAATACCCTCAAAAGTAACGACATCGGATTGGTAAGTCATTGAGGAGCTAGCGATGGGCTCATTACCGAGAGATTCCACCGCATCACAGCTAGGTTTAATTGTTGATTGTTCAGGAAATAGAAACCGATGCAGACACAAACGGCGGCACTACAAAGGTGTGCCGAACCTCTTCTGTTTTCACAGGAACCATGAGGGAATCTTCACAGCGTTCTGGAGCTGTGCAATCTTCCTGTCCTCACATTCAAGGGGAACAACTCGAGCAGCTCGAGCAGCCTTCACAATGATAGGCTGATACTTGTTCCAAGTGTCTGTGTCATGGTAGGACAATTCAAGCAAAGAGTCACGAACATCATCTTCCAGCGTTGAATTCGGCTTCTGCCAGTGCAGACGCTGGATGATGGTCGACAAGGCCAAAGGGGCGAAAAGACGGCCTTTCTCCTCACGGAAACCGCGCTTCAAAAAAGAAACCTCAGACAGGGGGCGGCTGTCAGGAAAAACCCCTCCCTTATCGTGCGCGTCCGAAGCCTCACAAGTGTACACGAAGCCAGCTCGTTTCAGGTGCTTGGCGATAGTGTTCTGATTGAAGCGACCGACCACAGAAGGGTGAAAGGACACAAGAGAATCATCCCCATTGGCAAGAGGCTTCACAAGGCCCTTCATGGAGGCCATGTCGTCCACGCCAAACCCAAACTCAGATCCCCAACAAAAGGAGATAAGTGAAAGGGTGTAGATGGAGTTGATCACGGTGGTGGCAGGGTTACCAGAAGGCATACCTTTGACCCACTCGTAAACCACATCGACACGAGAGGTCTCACGGGCGACGTGATAGGAGTTGGCGACTTCATACCACAACATTTCACGCTCAATGGAGTACTCACCATACCAGCTTTGAATGTAGTCGTGAATCGCCCAAAGCCACTGAGCGTTCTGGCTCTTGTCATAGCCGGTGAAATCCCCAGATGCCACATGGTCAACAGGGCCGCCGTCAAGCGAAAGATGCTTGGCAACTTCGCGCCAGTCGTTACCAACAGGATTGATGCCAAGAGAAGTGTTGTTGCTGATGGCTGTCCCAGCCACAGCATCCAAGAAAGCACCGAAGTACATGCGGAAGAGAATTTGAAACTCCAAGGTACACATCGAAACGTACCTGGTGAGCCCCTTGGACCACTTTTCGCAGGACCTGAGCTCATCCTTAGGCATATCCACGTACAGGACCGCAATACGCTCACCCCGACGCAACTTAGCAATGGCGGGGAGGATCACAGTACTCTTGTACTTCTCAAGCTTAATCGGGCAAGGAATGGTGGACCCGTCAGAGCTCGTAGTGAACAAAACATCATACCGAGTCTCGTGAGAGACCATACCGTCATAACCGGGAGAGGTCACCGATGAAATCCCTTTGACGCGACCATAGCCGGAAACTGCCTGCTCAAACGTAGGGTCCACGCGAGAAAACTCAGCAGTGGAACGCGAGAGCGCCTCCGCACCGTGGTGGACCGAAGCCTTGACTTGAGCCTCAGGTAGTACGACAATAGGCGTGTTGAGCTCGGCGCGGAAGTTCACGTCGGGCTTAACTTTCTTGCCTTCGTCATTGAAGTACGCACGGAGGCCGGCCGGCCTCTTCAACCTGGGAACGTCGAGATGAGCCGACAACGGAGACTCATGTATCTTGGTCTCACCAGGCAGGAATACAGGGGAGACCCTGGAGACGCCGAAGCCACCGCCTTGCAAGTCGATGTCGTCAGGGATGCCAGGCAAGGCTGGCTTGACAGCTTTGAGACCCTCAAGCTTAGCCAAAGCCTTAAAGATCTCCTCCTGGGTAATCAAGATGCCTCCGGCGGTTGCCATGCCAGTTATGCCGTAAGTATGGATGCCGGCAATGATACGGTTCATGAGGCGCTTCTGATTGTCAATCATAATCGCAGACCCGCAATCACCAGGCTCGCAAGGGATAGCGTAGCTGATGGATGAGGAGTATGAAAACTCCTTACGGTCTAGGTGACCGATTCTGCCGGTCATAGATCCCGGACCAGAATCACATGAGACAAATGGCCCCCGCTGCCGCGTCAAGCAAGCGCGGTAGCCACGCGCAATGATCACCTCGTCACTTGCTTTGACGAAGAAGCCAGTGAGGTCCTTCACAGAATAAGAGCCAGGAATGCAAATGATGATGCCGTCCTTACCCTCAATCTGGGATCCTGAGTCAAGCAAATCCATAAGCCCTCCAGTAGTCATCTCTATGGAAGAGTACTTCTGGATCAAAGGGCTCATTTCAATCTTAAGATCTCGGCTCTGGTCTGCCAGCTGCTGACGAAAATGGTAGGGCATAAGCATGGAATTACCCTTAAGCGCGAGGCCGTAACCCAAACACGCCAAAGAACCATCAGCTTTAGCCATGGTTATCCTGAACTGATTCATCAGCAAGATAGCCTTGATCTCAGGAGAAACGCAGGGTGCGTCTGTAGAGGCCTGGTGGGAAGGCTTGTTGCGGCGCAGTGGTAGAGCGACACTGACACCAGAACCGCCAAGGAGAAGCTTAGTGACAAGCAGCATAATGGCCTGGAAGCCGACGGAGCTGAACCCACACCACTTCTTCTTGCACCACTTAGCGACCTCGCCAAAAATGCGCCGAAGCGACTTGACTTCAGATGAAGCTTTCTTAGCTTGTTGGTCGTCAGAATCGCAGCGATCACCAGCCAAAGCGCCGTCAGGAGCAGGAGCCCAAACGCCGCTCTGGAACTTGGTCTTGGTGGCATCAGAGCTATTGAGGCCAAGAAGACTCCTGAAGTGCTGATTAACCAAAAGAGGCTTCTCAAACTTAGGAACCTTGCCCGTCGTACGAAGCTCAGCTGAGAATTTGTGAACAACAGCAGGAGTGAGCCCAGTCATGGCAGTTCTCCGCTCGTCAAAGAACTTCTGCTTTGCCTTGACATGATCAGCCACAGCAACGGCCACGAGCTCAAGAGGAATAGCAGCATCAGCACCAGCAGAAACCACCCCATCATCAATGCGCGCCGGGATTGCAAGCCAAGCCTGCAGAGGATTTATGCCCGGGTTAGCCGTAAGCCACGCGGTATACTTGGCATGATCGAAGCCACCGTTAGTCCGGAACTCGTCACGGGCTAGGAC